GGGAGGTGCACTGCATAGTTAGTCCCTTTTGGGGAAACTATGTAGCGCACCTCCTCAGGCGGCCTATTTGCTAGGCCACCCGAGAGGTGAGCAGAAGCCCTCCTCACAGCTGGATTTGATACCAGCCATCGCCTCATTAATAAGGCGATGCCGATCCGTACTTCATGTCGACGCGTACGGGACGTCCTGAACGTTCCAAGTGATCGATACTCTTGACTAGGATGTCCATTTTGTGGCCACCTTCGTCATGCGGATCATTACCCCGCTTGAGCACGAAGAACTTGAGCAGAGCGTCACTACCATCGATTTTATTCTTTGGTAGTACCACCCGAGCAGTCCACCCCTTGACACGGGGTGCTTGCTTGTGACCGCCAATCCACTGGGTTTGGTAACCCAGCGAGCTGTGCTGTCCCAGCACCGCTGATGTCTCCGCAACTACAGGAAAGGGGATTACCCTCTCGATAATCGAGGACAAGTAGAACGCAGACTTCCACAGACCAGCTTTGTAAAGCTGGTTCCTGAGGGAGACTGTACTTATGACTTCGCGGACGTTCTTGCGTGTCGTAGGGAATTCTTCTCTGACTCGGACAATTGTAACATCCTCGCCGTCATAGTATTCCTTTCCGCAAGATTCTCTGAACTTTCCAGTCCAGAAACTCTTGTTCATGTTAACCTTGAAGCCAAAGGACTCCAAGGTCGAAATCACGCTTAGCACAAATTTCTCGGGAACGATAATATCATCCCCGTAGACGCGTACCTCTCCACGAAGGGCTGCAATGTCCTTCATGGTAACGGGCCGTTTTAGCGACTTTTCGATCCCAACAAAGATGCAGGTAGTAAATACCATTGCCTCTATCGGAAACGTCAGTGCTGAACCCATAGATGCGTACTTGGCGAGGGGAATAACCCCGTAACCAGGAACATCAGCTAGCTTTGATCTAGTAGCATCTACCGCCGCTTTTAGGTGGGGGTGATCAGCCAAGAGAGTTTGTACTAACTGATAGGAAACCCTGTCAGACGCTTCGCTAAGATCTAGCGTTGCAAGGCGGCCAGTAAGGCTGCCTTCACGCGCAAGGTGCTGATTAGGCTCTTGATGCGTGAGACCAACAAAGACCGATCGGGAGTCACCCTCTTCGATCTCATGTTTCACCGCTTCTAGCAAACTTTGCTGAGCATATTGAACCCAGCTAGGCTCTATCGCTATAATGCGGGGGGCTTTCTGCGTTTTAGGCACGTCTACCACCTTAACGGGCGGTTCCGCACCAGGTTCGAGCCAGCTCACACGGTCATATGCCTCCATGAAATGGGAGACACTGGGAAACAAATATTTCTCAGCATGTAGGCCCGCCTCTTCGAGGCGGTCCGTCCAAGTGCGGTTGGTGAACTTTCGGTTTCCCTTAAGTCCATCAGCAGTAGCACCTGGTCCGTGTTTCGGCACAACCTCACCGTCGAAGACCTTTCGGTCAACTTCGGAGAGAATGTTA